CTGCCTGATTTGCTCAGGATTTGATTGCATTTTCTGATCGTGCATCATATCATCTCCGCGAGGTTCTGAGCCTCATCCTCCTTGTTGGACTGCCTTAACTCCCCCGGCGAACATGACCGCCGGGGGTTTTTTTATGCGAAGATCAGAACTCGAAGTCACCGGCTGCTGCGGCCGCCGGAGCTGGCGGTGCCACTGGTGCAGGCGGTGCGACCGGAGCTGGTGCGAGAGCAATGCCAGCTGCTGCGCCGTCTTTGAGGCAATCGGGACGCGGCACCCACTTGATCACTTCCAGCACCGGGCTGATGGTCGATCCACGCTTGAACTGCATGGCCTTGGTGTCGGCCAGGCGCACAAGCGGCAACTGGCCGGGTGCTGGTTGCTGCTGCAGGTGCGGTGCGAGATCTGTCAGCGCCTGCCACGCGGCTGTGCCGGCTTGCTCCCAGGTTGCCACGTTGCCGCCGCCGGTGGCCACGGTAATGCTGAAGCCTTTCTTCCAATCCTCGCCGGGTGCGGGCAGCATCTGCGCTGGGCTTGGGTTCCACTTCCATTCGGGTGCCACGCCGGCAATGCCTTCTGACTTCTGCCAGCCGGTCTTCATCTTTTCGATGTCGAGGACCATGCCTTTGCTGGCGTCGTAAGCGGTCTTGCCATCCGAAGACCGAATGTAGAACGACTTGGGGTTGATCGCGCCGTCTTGCGTGCCGCGTGCGGACCACTGCAGGAAGGGACCGTTGGCGCCGTTGCCGCCTGTGTCGAGAGAGAACATGTTAGTGCCTTTCGTTGTCTGGGGCGTAAAGCCCCGAGGAATGCCTGCTGCCGGCAGGCTCGGATCTCAGGGTCAGACCCCGTAGAATTCTTTGCGCAAGTTCTCTGCGCCGGACCAGTAGAAGCTGGACGTGTTCATTGGCACGATCGCCTTGGCTGTGTCCTTGTCGCAGTGACGCAGGAACGCCTCCATCCGGCTGATCTGTACCTTTGCTATGGCCAACAGCTCGGACGGATCGCCGTCCTCTAGCAGGCTGGTCTTCTTGTCGCTGACGTACAGGAACTTCACGGCCAGGTTGCCCTTGGCCTTGGCGTAGATGGCACGCTGCAGCTGATGCTCTGGCGACATCTGGGTTGGGATGCGCCCGGTGGTTTTGAGATCAATGACGAGGCCATGCTCTGGGAAGACCAGATCCAGATAGCCGATGACCGGGATCGACCATCCATCGCCCACAGCTGTGATCTCCACCTTGTTCTGGTGGTTCTCTCCTTCTTCCACTTCTGGGAAGTCTGGCTTGCCGTATGCCTGCAGCTCAGCCACGGCCAGGGTTGCCATGGGTTTGATCCGCTCACGCTCACGGGTGGTTGCCTCGTCGCCGATCATGTAGCGCCCGTCGAACTTGGCAATGGCCTTGTCGATCGCCTCTGTGGCTGGCGTGCCAAGGAGGATGGCGGCCACTGCGTCTTCGGTGCAGATGCCACGCCATGCGGCAGCGCCCATTGGTGTGCGCTTGCCGTGCAGATACTGCATGACCCAGACATCCGGTGCGTTGGACCAGAGGTTGATGGATGATGCGGAGAGGTGGTCGATGTTGTGTTTGGCGAAGCCGTCAGAACATTGCGTCATGGGCCATTCTTTCTCTGGCTAGGTAGCAGAAGTCGATGAAGGTCACGTCAGCCCGCACACCTTGCAGCATGAGGACGCAGCGCACGGGCTGGCGATCGTACTTGTAGATCAGGACCGGCTGCTTGTGCGCCTTCTCGGCTGCGATGCGGGCTTGGTTCCACCAGGCTTCCGAGCCGCCGATCGGGCCGTCCTTGTAGCGCTTCAGCTCCAAGAGGTAGGGCCAAGCCGGATCGTCGGTGACGAGATCCCCGTGCGCTGATTGCTGGTACTGCCGGAGATCTCTGGCGAACTTGATGCCCAGCTCATCGCGCAGTGCGTTGGCTATGTCGCGCTCAAAGCCGGCGCCCTTGGCTCTGCTGTCAGCCATCTTGCATTGCCCGGTTGATGTAGTCGGTGAGCTTGACCAGCGTGCTTTCCCTGGCTTCCTGGCGGCCAGAGATGAGACGCCAGAGCGTTGTGTGCGCCACGCCTGATTGCTTGGCGACTGTCGGCAGTGGCCGATCGGCCAGCATCAGCCGTATTTCTCGCATGGTGTAGACCATTGCAGCCCTCGTTGCGGTTTCGCAAAAACCATGGGCAAAGTGGATGCGAAAGGCAAGAGCAAATAATTTCGATTTCGCAATTCAAGGGTGTTGACAGGTGGTTTGTGCGTCATTAACTCTATTGCGTATACGAACTAGCAAACAAGGAGACAGACAGATGACCATGATCGCCCCCGACACCATCTACTGCGGCAAGCGCGACGTTGTAATCGCCGAAGTCGGCGGCATGACGCACATCTACCCCGGCAAGTATCTGGTCCAGCCTGACGGTAATGCAGCCTATGACGCAGAGGGCGCTGAAAGCGTTTCCGAAATGAAGGACGTGATCGCTTACTACCGCGACATGTTTCCCGGCATTACTGTTGTTATGCTGTGACCCTCTAACAGCCAGCCCTGCGGGGCTGGCACCTCAACTAGCAAACAAGGAGATAACCATGTCAGAACCAACCATCACTATCACGCTAGAGCATGCCGAGGCGGCTCTGGAGTGCATCGACCGAGACATTGATAACAGTTACTCAAACGGTGGCCGACATCCTCGCCGACCTGATCGGCATCTTCTGCCTCTTCGGCCTGCTGTACGCCGGCTTCATGTTCGGCCTTGGTATGGGGTGGTGACATGGCAGTAAAACTGGGAGCCATGGATACGCATATAGTCCTGACTGCATTGTGGGATTATCGGGAAACGCTGACCATCGTTAATGACACCGCGCCGAACCCCAGCATCACTTCAAGGATCGCCAGCGTTGATCGTTTGATAAAGCACTATAAGCAATCCTTTTTTGCGCTGGATCGTCTGGGTGTGAAATGACCGCCTACTACAACGAGATCGACCCCAAGGCAGCGGCATGGCTGCGGGAACTTATCAAGCAGGGCCACATAGCAGATGGAGTGGTAGATGAACGATCAATTGTCGATGTTTCCCCTGATGAACTCAGAGGCTTCACCCAGTGCCACTTCTTCGCAGGGATCGGGGTCTGGTCCTACGCCCTGCGATCCGCAGGCTGGGCCGATGACCGTCCTGTTTGGACAGGAAGCTGCCCGTGCCAGCCTTTCAGCAGCGCAGGTCGCAGAGGCGGGGTTGATGATGAGCGGCACCTCTGGCCGCACTGGCATCACCTCATCAGCCAGTGCCAGCCTGCAATCGTCTTTGGAGAGCAAGTTGCGAGCAAAGACGGCCTCGGTTGGCTCGACCTTGTATCAACTGACATGGAAGCCACGGGCTACGCCTTCGGGGCGGCAGATCTGTGCGCTGCGGGCGTCGGCGCGCCGCACATCCGCCAGCGTCTCTTCTTCGGAGCAACGCGGCTGGCCGACGCCGGATGCGACAGTGCGAGAAGCCAGCTTGGAGACCGTGCGGAAACGCAGGGAGTTTCGCAAGCGGAATGCAAACCAGAACAACGTGCCGATGTATCTGACGGACGCAGTGCGGGTGGTGATGGACGCGGAGTTCACGGAGGCAATGGGGTTGACGCCAGCGGGCTGGCAGACGCCAGTGGTGCAGGACAGCAAGCAGAGCGGGCTGGCTCCATCCGGGACGGGCAACAGCTTGAAGCTGTCATTCCAGGTTCAGCAGACGGGCTGGGCAACGCCGACAACGCGGGATCACAAGGACACGGGCAATCTGGAAACGTCAATGCACCGTCAGACGGGGCAACTGCGGGACGACACGGTGCCACGACAGGCGTGGATGGCGGGCTGGCCGACGCCGCAGATGCGGGACTTTCGGTCGGGCGGGGAGGATCGGGTGTCGAACCCGGATCGGTCGAACAATCTGAAGCAAAAGGGGTCCACAAGCAGGTGGCTTTGTCGGACCTGATCAAAATGTGGACATGGCCGGGTGGCCCGCAGCCAGCCCGACTAGCGGCCACTGGCGAGATGCTGATTGGCTCTTCTGCCGGGATGGAAAGTGGCGGCCAGTTGAACCCGGCACATTCCCGCTGGCTCATGGGTCTGCCCAGCGCGTGGGACGACTGCGCGGTTACGGCAATGCAATCGTTGCCCAAGCAGCGCAAACCTTCATTGAAAGCATGATGGAGATAGCAGAATGACCGACAAGACAATCGAAAGCTTGGACGCTTACATCGCCGACAGGCTGGCCAAGATCGAGGATCTGGAGAAACGCTACGGCACCGGGGTTCGCCCCGGCTGGGTTGGGGAAGAAATCACGATCCTTAGCTATTACGTCCAAGACGCAATCAACGCACGCAATGAACTGGAACAGAACAATGCAGCAAACAATATTACTAACTAACCAACTCGCCACAGGATCGGCCTTTGCGCTGACCGAAGGCTCCAACGAGAGCGTGTTCATCCCGAGCAAGGTCATGCTCGACAAGGGCGTGCGCCCCGGCCAAAAGGTGCAGGCTATCGTCGTGCCGAACATGACCCGGCCAGACCGCACGCCTTGGCTGGCGGTGAGCATCTTGGACGATGCGCCTGCGCCGCAAGATGATGCGCTGGCTGAGATGATCTTAGACACCATCGCTTTCGATGGCCGTGGCACGGTCGAAGAAATCGCGACATCGCTGAACATGAGTGACGCCGTCGTCTCGGGCAAGCTGTCCGAGTTGGCAGCGTCGGGACAGTTGGTGCGGCTGACCTGCTTTGATTTCCCGGAGGCGGACGCATGATGTTCTGGAACAGAGAACCAAAGACCATGCCCGTGCGTGACGTGCAGTCCGAGGCGGTGGCGGCGATCATACAGGGGTCGGCGATCCTGCCCAGCAAGCGGCTGACCAACGCGATCTACACCGCGCTGCTGGACAATCGCGACATGTCGGTGGCGGAGCTGGACGATCTGGCGAACAAGATCTCGCGGCTGGCTTGGAACAGGGGGCGGAGATGACTTACGTTTTGATTGTGCTGATCGGCACAAACGGTGTCGCAATGCAGGAGTTCAACAGTAAGCGGTCTTGCGAGGCAGCGATTGAATTTGTTCGTGATAACGCGCACATCGTTGTCATGGAGTGCGTACCGAAATGACCGGGCTTCACCCAGACTATGGCCTGACGGATTGCCTGCGCCTTGCCGCCTTGCAAGATGCCGAGCGTTTCGGCGTGCAGCATGCGGCTGAGACGCACCGCGTCGGTGTCTCAAGCCTGTACAAATGGCGCAAGGTGCCAGCACTGGTGGCGCAGATGATGGAGGTGGACGATGACTGACGCAGAGCTTCTCAAACTACTGTGGAAAGGTGTCGCTGACGTTGAGCAACAGCAAGAAGCCGCCGACCGCATCGAAGCCCTGACGGCCAAGCTGGCGCAGGCGGTGGAGTTGGCCCTTGAGGAATGCCCCTTTCGACACGGCACACCAAAATACAACGATTGGTGGCATCACCGCCGCGCCACCCTCGCGGAGATCAAAGGAAAGAGCCATGACTGACGAAGAACTAATCCAACGCTTCGGTAGCCAGCACACCGCTGCAATTGCGAGGCTTAATGCCTCTAACGTCATTGACGACCTGAAGCCTTTATGACGGGCGCATCACCCTTGCCGCTGTCATTGGGGTTCTGCATCTTGTCGCAGACGATATTATCCGAGACCATGACTAGAGCGGCCAGCGACAGCCCGGCGGCCCGCGCCCTGCGTGACGCAGGCTATGTCAAGCTGCCGGGTTGGTGGGTAAAGCAATCAGACTTTGAGCTGATAGAGTATATGGCCAGGCAGAGATTGCCTGAAATCGAGACCATCAAAAGGAGAGCCGAGAATGAATGGCCGCAGGATTATTACTAGGGATATGATGGAGGCCTGTCTGGCAAAACGCTGGAATGCAGGGCAGGCAGCTAAGCACTTTGGCTTCCACAGGAAAAGTATCGAGAGCGCCTGCGAAAGGTTCGGGATCGTGCTGCCGCTGATGACATTCGGCAAGCCGCTCACTGCGCCGCAGCGTGTTTGGGTCGATGAGATCCAGCCATACCAGCCGCCCAAGAAGGTGAAGCTGTCGGCCAGCAAGGCATCGATCGAACGTGCATTGGCAAAGCAAGCTGACGCAAAGCGGTTGCAGGCATCCAGCTGAGCCGATAGCTTGAACTACGAGGGGCGTGGCTTCTTCAGCCTTCTTCACCTTGGCCAGGGTGCCATAGACGTAAGCGTCCTTGCGCTCACCCTTCAGCCCCATCTCTTTTGCCCGCGTCATCAGGCTCTTCTCTAGCTTCTTCGGCATCACTGCGTCTCCGTGATCAAGATCCCCTCGAACGAAGCCGACACCGAGTTGGTCTGCTGCTTAGAGCAGAAGGCCTCGGCCTCGATGTCAGACTTCTCAGGCAGGGCAATCGGGAAATCAAACCAGAAGTCGATGAACTTGTTGTTCAGGTTCACCACCGCTGCGTTCTGGAAGGGCAGACCGAACAGTCGATACACCAGGCGTCCGGTGATGAATGCGTTGGTCGTGTCAGATCCATGCGAGATGGTGCCGTGCGTAATGTAGAACGTGCGCCCAGCCGGCACCGTGTATCGTGCGCTCTCTGTCCTGTTGTGACCGTTGAAGATCCGCTCATACACTTCAGCCGGCACACCTGCCGTGACCGTTCCTGTGCCGATGTAGATGTTCTGCGTGGTCGGGTTGGCCAGCACATAGGCGTTCTGAATGCGCAGGTACGACAGCGTGGTGGTCACGGCTGTCTGGCCGGTGATCGTGATGATCTCATTGATCGGCATGTAGTTGGCGTCCAGGCCGTTGATCATCACCTGGCATGTGGCGGCGGCATCGTCCGACGACACCTTCATCTGCACGGCACTGGCCGGATATTCATACACGCCGCCGTGATACCAGATGGTTTCCTCCGACAGCTGCACATCCGGATTGTTGCCATACACGAAGACAGGCGTGCCGTTTGACACATGCCCCATCGATGCACGCAGGTTAAACGGCATCTCCTTGTGCAGCTGCCAGCTATGGTGGGCTTCGAGATCAGTCATCTTTATTCCTCGCGCTGATCGCCGATGCTTTCTTCTTGGCGTCGGCCTTGCTGCTTGCACCCCAGGCCTGCAGAGACTTGAGCAACCTGGTCGGCTTGCCGTCCTTGTCACGCTCCGGCCCAGGCATGTTACCCATACGCGCCAGGAACGAGGCGCGTCGTGGGTTGTCGCCAGACTTCACCGGCGCCTTGAGATCCGAGCCAGGGTTCTCACGCTCATAGGAGCGGCGCCCCTTTTCGTTCAGGCCGCCGCTCTCTGCCTTGCCTTCTGATCGCTGCCAGGCTGGTGACTTAGCCACCCTTCTTCTCCTTAAAAGGACCAGCCTTGCGCGTCATCAGCGAGTAGGTCTTCTTGTCGATCGTGCTTTCGTCTTTAGGCCGAGACGTGCCGGCCTCCTTGCGTGCGTTCATGTTCGCGTACAGTCCAGGCTTCTTGTTCATCGAGTCACCCAATCAGTTTGCCAAGTGTCTTTGGTCCGGCCACACCGTCAGCCGTCAGTCCATTGCTTGCCTGCCACTTCTTCAGCGCAGCCTCTGTGCCGGGGCCGAAGTCGCCGTCAGCCTTGATGCCGAGCGCAGCCTGCATCTTCTTAACCGCGTCACCCTTAGAACCCTTGCGCAAGATCTGCGTGACCGCGTCTGTGATCTGCGGGTTGACCGGGGCAGTCTTGCTGTTGGCTGCACGCAAGGGGATCTTGCCCGTCAGCACAGCCATGGCTTTGTCGAAGCGCTGCTTCCTGTCGGCTAGGCCGATGTTCCCCCCGTTAATGATTTTCGTGAGGCGGGTCACGTCAGAAGTGTCGGCAACTGCATTCAGGTTCTTGGTGTTCCAGAACCAGAGGGCCGAGGCTAGTGCGCCTTCCTTAGTCTCCAACCACTCGGCGGCTTGCTCCGCTGTCATGTCGTAGTCTTTCGCAAAGCGACTATAGTTGTCACGCCCGGTCAATTGTTTAAGACCGCGGCCAATAAATTTGGCTCCGTCCCCAGGCTGGGTATTGCCAAGTTTGCTGGTGCGGTTCTCGTCCATGTAGACGTAGTTCGCAATCTTCTCAGGGTTCCGAGCATACTCTGCAGCGTTGCGTTTGCCTGGGCCGAAGTACCGAGGGAAGACACGCTCAAGCGATTGCTGGGAATAATTGAGGTTCTCGAGCAGCTGAACGAAATCAGCTGACTCATGGGCGCACTGGCTGACAAATCCAGCAATACGCTCTGGGGTCGTGATGCCATACTTCGGCAGCGCCTTGTTCAGCTCCTCGCACCACTCCTCAACCTCCTTGTTGGTCGGGATCATGGCACGCAGTTGGTCAACGGTCAGAAGGGTCATTCACTTACTCCTCGCACCAAGATTGTTTCGCATCGCCTTTGTACGGACGAGCCAGGCCGGCAGAGATCAGGCTTTGGGCTAGGCTCTGGTGGTCCAGATAGACATCGCCAAGCACGCGGCCACCATACTTGTCCCACTTCAGGATCACGACATCGATCTCAAGGGCATTGGCGACAGCATTCTTGGTGAATGCGCTGGCCTTCTTCGCCAGGGCAGCCTCGCGCGAGGTGCTTTCTCCGGTGTGTCAATGCCGATCACACGGATGGACAGCTTGGGTGGCAGGGGCTTTGGCAGGAAGTCCACCGCGATCTCAACCGTATCGCCGTCGATCACGCGGGTGATCTCATAGGGTGTGGCCAGCGCAGGGCTGGCCGACAGGAGGAGGATGCCAAGCCACTTCACTTCTTCGGTCTCTTGATCGGCACCTTCTTGGTGATCTGTTCAAGCACAGCTTCCTGCGCCATGTCCTTGCCCATGCCGCCAAGCAGATCGCCGACGTTGCCAGTGGCTGCAGCCTTGATCGCGTTCTCTACCGGGTCAGGCAGGTTTACCCTGTCCAGCACTGCGTCCACAGCCTTCTCTTTGAGCTTGCGCCCCATGAACATGCCAACGATGCGTCCGATCATT